CTTCCTCGGTTCTGGCACTACAGCAGTCGCCGCGAAGCAACTCAAACGTAACTTTATCGGCATTGAAATTTCCCCTACCTACTGTAAAATTGCCGAGGATAGATTGCGCCAAAACATTTTGCTCTAATCTATGGCACGACAACAAAAACTTATAAAGGAAATACCCACTCTTTGGAGGCCAGAGTTTATTCCTTACTATCCGGTAGAGAGGGATATGTATAGATTGAGTTATCGAGAGGCGTTGCTTTACGGGTTTATAAGGCATTTTTTGAAGAATTGCTCGGGGCGGTTTTTCTTTACCAATGAGCAGTTGAGATATGTGCTTGGCGGGAAGCGGAATACAACCGCATCCGAAACGGTGTCGAAATTGGTTGAGAAATGCCCAGAGGTGTCAGTAAGCTATATAATCAAGAAAGATGGAGGGAAAATCCGCTATATTGGGTATGTTAATGCGAATCCCGACTTACGGAAAAGCGGAAGTCCGACTTACGGAAAAGCGGAAGTAATAGAGAGTACTATAAAGAATACTATAAGAATAAGAGAGAACTTTGATAAAAACATAGAAATTAAGAGGGAAAATCAGAATTACACTCTTTTGGCGGGTGAACGGGCGAAGTTTATTGATTACTGGACCGAGAAATCCCCTAATGGAAAGAAGGAACGCTGGGAGTTTGAAAAAGTGTTTGACATCAAGCGCCGGTGGGGAACATGGTTGCGGAACGTGGAGCGCCGGATGCAACCAACTCCCTTTGTAAAGGAAACGGATCGGGGGTCAAGGGGCGGCGGGATGCAGAAAATTGCCATAATTCACCCAATTTCAAAAGGGTAGCAATCCGAGCGTGTATTTATGCCACTTATTTATCCCCTTTTGTTTGACATCGCCTTGCGTTTCGTTATAAACTTATAGCATATGGAAAACATCGTAGACGTAATCCGGGCGATGCACAAGACATTACCATTGTTGCTTCCCCGCGAACGTGCGGTTATCGAGATGCGGTTCGGGATAAAACTTGACCGCCCCTCGACACTTGAGGAAGTCGGCAGGCATTTTGGAGTTACGCGCGAGCGCATCCGGCAGATTGAGGCGAAGGTTCTCGAAGAAGTGTTGGGTAAAATGTCGCAGCAATCATTAAAGAATGGGTCATTGTGTAAAATATGAAAAACTTACTCCTCGCTCCGATTCTTTGGTTGATTGACTCCATCCTTGAAAATCAAAGGGCGTTAAAATTAAGCGGCTGGTTCGATAACGACAATCGGTGCCACGAAATAACCAATGTGTATCTATGACCAAACCAAAGTTCTACTGGCATATCCACCACGATGTTCTCCTTGAACCCCTGACCGAACCCATCAAAAACAGGATTAAGTTCATTAAGGAGAACAAAGACGAAATAGAATTGCGCTTAAAACTGATGAAACCAGTCAAAGGAGAGTTGCCGAAGGAACTCAAGGAACTCCTTGAGGCGGGGAAGGAGCGGGATGAGGCGGGGAAGAAGTTGGATGAGGCGTGGAAGAAGCGGGATGAGGCGTGGAAGGAGTGGGATGAGGTGGGGAAGAAGCGGGATGAGGTGGGGAAGGAGCGGGATGAGGCGGGGAAGAAGTTGGATGAGGCGTGGAAGAAGTGGGATGAGGCGGGGAAGGAGCGGGATGAGGCGGGGGAGAAATACCGCAAACAAATCCTCGCCCTCCACAAAAGAGAATGTCCCAACTGTCCTTGGTCTGAAAAAGAACAGACGATATTTCCCAAAAGCCACCAAAAGTAAAATAACTCTATGAAAAAGAAAAACAAAGGAAAGACGGTGCAGAAAACAAGACTTGTGGTTAGAAACGCATATAGCATCAACAATCCATCTCAGATGTCCGCGATGGCCATAATACTCAAGCAGCACATTCTTAAGAACAATCTGTATACCAACATCGCGGGCAAAAACTATGTTCACGTCGAGGGGTGGCAGTTCGCCGGAGGGCTTCTTGGAACGTTGCCGCGAGTAAAAAGTGTTGAAAATATATCAACCGAGCAAGAGGTGAAGTGGAAAGCCGAGGTCGAGATAGTGAATGTCGCAACCGGCAACATCATAAGCACGGGCTTTGCTGTGTGTTCAAACAAAGAAGCCAAGAAGAAATCTTTCGACGAGTATGCCATCCTCTCGATGGCGCAGACGCGGGCGATAGGAAAGGCGTACCGGAATGTTATCGGGTGGGTAATCAAACTCGCCGGATATGAGGCAACACCGTCCGAGGAAATGGTGAAGATAGGAATGACTCAAGATGTAACGCAAGCGTTGGTCCCCACAGCACAGTCAGCGAATGGTGGGCAGATTACCGAGAAAGAAGCGGAGGAACTTTTGAGGGTTGCAATTAGTAAGGGGTTTACCTCAAAGGCGAAGTTTATTGCCGGAGTTAGCCGCCTCTTAAAAATCAAAATCAAAAATCTAACCTCCCTCACCAAGAGTCAAGCGAATACGGTGCTGGTTGAATTATTAAGGAAGGGAAAATAATATGGCGAAAATTGCCACTCCATATAAAGGAATAACGATAGAGTTCGACGAGGAGAAGCATCGCTATACCATCAATGGCAGGATTATTGTCTTTGTTACTCAGGTTACAGGGATTATAGACAAATCGGGTCCGCTTATCGGTTGGGCGGTCAAATTGTTCCGCGAGTTCTTATTAAAAAAACTCAACGCTGGCGAGCCGATAACCGAGGAGGCAATCCACGAAGGGTCAAGACAGCACGCCATCAAGAAACAGGAAGCGGCAGATATCGGCACTCAAATCCACGAGTGGGTCAACCAATACATCACCGGGAAGAAGCCCCCCATACCGGAAATTGAGCAAGTCAAAAATGGCGTGCTGGCGTTCCTGAAATGGATTGACGAGAACAAGGTTAAATTCCTCGCCTCGGAGGAGATTGTCTATAGCAAGAAGCACGACTTTGCCGGAATCCTTGATGCGGAAGCGATAGTAAACAAAGAGCGTTGTATTGTGGACTTCAAATCCTCAAATGGAATTTATAATGAGATGTTCTACCAAGTTGCCGCCTACCAATGTGCCAAAGAGGAGATGACCAAGAAGAAGTATGACACTCGGTGGATTATCCAGTTTGGAAAGGACACTGGAGAGTTCATTGCCCATAGAATTGACGATTACAAACGCGATCTGTCGGCTTTCTTGGGTGCGCTCGCAATTAAACGCAGGGAAATAGAGTTAAAAATGTGATGAGGGCTGAAAGCATTAAAGGGAAAGCTGGGTTGAGCGGAGGCGGGGTTCGCCGCAGCCGATATAATGGCAAATGGTTAGCCTTGCCTCCCTCGACTTGGTGAAAGATTATGTCGAGCCTTAAGGTGATACTGTACAACAAAATAAGGGGTGCATATCCCATTCCTATTCACGGAGGAGCGATAGAAAAGATGAGCATAGATTATGGGTACAAAGCAAGCAATGGAAGCCGCCGGTGCCGGGAACTCGTGAACATGGGATTGATTGAGCCGATATACGAGAAGGGTTTCGTGCTGTATAAGTGGATACCGCCCAAAGAGAAAACTTTTGAGGAGTTGGAAGCGGAACGTCAGGGGTTATTGATACGGGCAATACAATGAGAAAGATAAAAATAAGCGGGCTGGACCATCTCTTCGGGGTTGCAGTGAAATGCCGTGACAAGTGGCAGTGTCAACGGTGTAAGGCGAGATTTGCTCCGTTTGAACTATATAGTTGTAGGGCATTACATTGTTCTCATTATATTGGGCGGGCGAACAAGAAGACACGGTATAATTTTGCGAATTGTACCGCTCTCTGTTATGGATGCCACCAATATTTTGAAACGCACAAGGGAACTGATTATAGGGACTTTATGATAAAACGGTTAGGGCAAGAGGGTTACGATGAATTTATAAAAGAGTCGCGGGAGAAAGTGCTGTTTGACGATAAGGCAAAGAAGGACGTAGCGGAAATGCTTAAAAGGGTAATGAGGGAAATATGAAAGATCCGCAAGCAACTGACTCATACTACGTGAAACTCTCCGGGAAGGCATCTCTCCCCGAACCACTTGAGATTGGGTCAAATTATCATATCTCAATCGAGGGGGCGATAACCGGAAAGGATGAAGATGACAATGACGATGGAACACACTCTCACTCATTCAAGTTTAAGCCGGTGATTGTGGAAATCTTGACTCCCAAAGGAAAGACCATTAAAGCCCGCGATGTCCGCAAAAGGTCGCAACAGCTCCACTCGGCAATTTGGAAAGAGTGGACGGTAGCGGGTGACAATAGTGACCAAGAGGGGTACTACGACAAGCGGATGGTCGGCATTATTCAAGGCGTAATCAACGGCACGATATGACCCGTGAACTCTTACTCTTGCTTATCGGGTGTGGTATAATGGTCGCAAGCGTACTCTATATCGCACTTTGTTTCGCGGGGATTATCAATTGAAATCATGAAAACAATAATCGTCAAGAACCAAAAAGAGTTCGATAAAATAAAAGATACCTTTGAGGGTAGAATAGAGATTGTCGGTGCGTTGGAAAGGATAAATCGCTGTATCCCGAAGGCGGAGATTTGTGTCTTCGGCTTCGCCACCATCAAGTACGTCTACGGCTCCGCCACCATCAAGTCCGTCTTCGACTTCGCCACCATCGAGTCCGTCTCCGACTCCGCCACCATCGAGTCCGTCTACGACTTCGCCACCATCAAGTCCGTCTACGGCTCCGCCACCATCGAGTCCGTCTCCGACTCCGCCACCATCGAGTCCGTCTCCGACTCCGCCACCATCAAGTCCGTCTTCGGCTCCGCCACCATCGAGTCCGTCTACGACTTCGCCACCATCAAGTACGTCTTCGGCTCCGCCACCATCAAGTACGTCTACGGCTCCACCACCATCAAGTCCGTCTCCGACTCCGCCACCATCAAGTCCGTCTTCGGCTCCGCCACCATCAAGTACGTCTTCGGCTCCGCCACCATCGGACTCATGTTCGGCTTGGCGGTAGTATTATTTGTGTCGGGAACCGCGAAAGTAACTACCAAGGGAAGAAATATTGTTAGGCACTACAAATCAGAAAGAAATATCACGCTCTCTCTGTCGAAAGAAACCACCCATATTATAATGCCCAAAATTGAGATGAACTTGAGAGAGTACCAAATCCAATATCCGCACGAAACAAAAGGAAGCAAATTAATACTCTATAAGAGCGTTCACAAGAAGGATGGGCGATATTCCTCCGAAAATACAAGGGACTTCGAGTATAAAATCGGGGAAACTTACACGGAGAAAGTCGTTAAAAACGGCGAAAGTTGCGGGCAAGGATTACACGTGGCACATAAGAAATGGGCGATTGACTTTGGGAAGGGGTGGGAAGACGAAGCGTTGCTGGAGTGCGAGGTTGACAAGAAAGGTATATATGTCGCACCTGATTGCGATGGGAAAATCAGAGCACCGAAAATCAAAATAGTAAGAGAAGTTCCAAAAGAGGAATGGTGAAATAGTAATTCGGTGCACCCCGAAATAACGATATGAGGAAACTCTATGCAGTGAAAATAACAAAGAAAAAACTTGCCTTTCTTTTGACTGCTTTTGATATCGTTGAGGATAAGCACGAACGGGCGCGGTTGATGGCAAGGATTTTGAGTAGATTATCAGCTATGGGATTCTGGGGATATAAGAAAGATAATCGGCAACCAAAAGTAAAATAACTCTATGAGAGAAATAAAGTTTCGGGCGTGGGATAGCATAGCAAAGACAATGTGGCAAAATGTTCATTTTGACTACGCTCACATTTATTCTGATAAGTGGAACGAGAAAACTGAAACTTGGTTGGGTAGCTTGCCGATGCCATTGGGGATTCTTATGCAATTCACTGGCCTCAAAGACAAGAACGGAAAGGAGATTTATGAGGGGGATATAGTAATTTTTGACTATCCAATGGAGGTTATTTGGGATATGGGAAGTTGGACGGTTAAAACTCAAAAAGGGAGTTCGCTTCTTTATGGATATATTACGGATGGAGAAGTCATTGGCAACATCTACGAAAACCCCGAACTATTAAAATAACTCTATGACCATAGAACAACTGATTTATCCGAGAACTATCAAGGTCGGCAACCGAAATAACATAGAGATATGTACATAACCAAACGGGGCAAAAATCTAATAGTATCCATACCCTTAAGGCAGGAGAGCTATAACGCTCTCGGCGAGCGCATAGGCATCGTTCCGAATGTAGTCGGGGTGATAGTAAAAGGCAAGGATGACAGTGGGATGTTTGAGCAGGGGATCTATCGTCTCAATGAGTTGGGATACAAAAACGACATCCAGCTTGGTATGCCAATCGTAATGACGTGTATGGAAGATGATGAGTTTGTAGTGCTCTGTAAGAAGTTGGGTATAGATGTTTGGGAATACCGAAAATGCGCGAAGTGTGGTAATACTTTGTTTGGGACACACACAATAAATAACAATGGCGAACTTGTGTGTCGTGGTTGTGAGGATGAATAGCTCTTTGAGAATTGCGTATTGAGTGTCGGGGTCGGCGGGAAAGAAAGCCGCATAGCGTCAGCGATGCCTTGGGCAAGTAAGTGAGAATCCTGATGGCTAGCCTAAAGTGCGAGGTGACTCACTCCACAAATCATCTACTTATAGGAGAGATGGTAGACAAATCCTCGCCCCCGACATCCAGTACACAACAAAAGAGTGCGTTTGGTAAATTAGCACTTTCCGCTACATTGCCGAATCGCACCGAAACAGTACCTTTACAGATTGCGCGGTGCGGGTAGGAAAGCGACCTCAAAACGAGACCCCCGCCCCTATTCTCACCGCCCAGTCCATAAAGGACTGTTGCTCTTTGAAAATTGTGTATTGAAGTGGAGGTTTGTGTGGGGTAAGAATTCAGACCCTATTACCGCCAGTGCGCACGGAAGCGGGGAAATGCGTTGACCGTTAGGACAATGGCGCCCCGTGATAACTCTACGAAGCGGAAAACACAAACCCCCTCTCCAGTACACAATTCCTGTGTACCGTAGCTCTTTGACAACCCAGACAGAAAGGAGGAAATAATGAAAGAAACGGCTGACGTGAAAAGGGAAGTCTATGTCGTCTGCTGGTACTGCGGCTGGACGGTGATTATTCCGAACTGTCCGGTGACGGTGGATTTTCTCCCTGTGCGCTACCGCATCTGCGGCGTGTGCAAACTGAAAGGAGGGGAAGATGAGAAAGCGCAGAAATAACGTCGGGCGGCGGATACCCACGAAAGAGGCGATCAGTGAGGTGATGGCGAGATTGATGCAAGCCGCCAAGCATCTCAATCCTCTCAAGAGGATACCCCATCCGCGCATCACAAACGGAGGAAGGTTTGACGAGGAGCATTTCGTACTCGTTCTCTCCGACCTCCAAACGGGGCTTCTGACCCCGACCTACGACATGGCGGTGCTGAAAGCGAGGATGGAGTACCTTGTGGAGAAGGTACTCAAGATCGTCGCGATGCACCGCAAGTCGCACCCCGTCAGGAAGTTGTCTATTTTCCTGATAGGGGATGTCGTTCACGGCGAGAGAGTGGGCTTTATGATTGACCTTGACCATTTGGAGCGCGTTGTGCGCGACCAGATGTTCAACGGCGCAATCCCCGTTCTCTCCTACGCCATCGCGGCGTTCGCGCAGGTGTTTGAGACCGTTGACGTGTTCTGTGTCAAGGGAAACCACGGGAAGAACGGAAAGTTCGCCGGGACGACCACGAACTTTGACCTGTTCTCCTACATCTACCTTCAGCAGTTCTTCTCCTCCACCAAGCACGTTACGTTCCATATCTCCGACACGTTCCATTCCATCGCGGACGTTTCAGGGTTCAAGTTCTTTCTCGTACACGGCGACAACATCCCGATGCACCTGACCCTTCCCTGGTACGGTCTCACGACGCGGATGATGCGGTGGAGCGGCTCGGTGGGCGACTTCAACTATCTGGTGTGCGGACACTTCCACGCTCTTTCGTGGATGTTCTGGAACGACAAGCAGATATTCACCAACGGCACGTTCATCACCGATGATGAGTGGAGCATCGAAAACATCGGGTTGTCCGGCACCTGCGGGCAACTCCTGCTCTCGGTGCATCCTAAAGTCGGCGTGTCGTTCGTCCGCGCCATCCAGATGCAGAGGGCAATTCCTACCTGCCCTCGCCACCTCGACTACAAGGGTCTCCACAAGCCCCGCACGGTGTGTGACACCTGCCTCCGTCTCTGGCGTATCCGCCAGAAAGGGGGTGAGCGATGAGAACCTACCCTATCATCCTCGTGGAATGGCTCGACGTTGATGAGCCGGGCGCAAGCTGGCAGTCGGAAGCGGAAGTCAAAAAGTTCTGCGCCCTCTACCAGCCCGTCACTTCGGTGGGGTATCTGTTCGGGAAGACCAAGCATTTCCTCATCATCTTCGGCGATAGGAATATCATCGAGGACGAGGAGATGTACGGGCGTATCCAGAAGATACCCCTCTCCATCGTCAAGAAGGTCAGGTACCTTCGGAAAGGAGGTGCCAAGTGAAGAAGTCCGAAATCGTCCGTAAGGCGTTCGGCTTCACTCTGCCTTGCGATGAATGCAAGACAGAGGTGGACATCGAGTTCTTTTCGTTCTTCGCCGCCTATGTCGTCTACCACAACGCTCTGCCCAACGGCGCGCCGCTCCTTCGGGAGCACGGCATCGCCCTCTACGGCATCTGTGGAGATTGCGGGCGGTTCAAGTCGTTCCCGGTGGACTACCGCGACCTCGGCGAGGCACTCGGAAGCGATCCTGAAAAGAACTTCAAAGCGTTCGTCCACAAGAAGTGCGAGGAGTACGGCAAGAAACTCCTGCCGAAAGTGAGGGTGAACTGATGGAAAAGAAAGACCTCAACTGGGGAGGGTTTATCCTCCTACTGTTGTTTCTGGTCTGTGTCGGTTTCTGCGGGTGCGAGGTGAAAGCCGAGAGTGCTCTCGCCCAGCACCGCAGGCACAACCCGCAATGCGGCGAGGCGTACTTCGCCCAGTTCCCCACCGATGACCAGAAGATGCTGTTCTGGCTCCTCATCCCAGACAACAGATTCTTGGAAATCTGGGAAAACCACGTCTTCGTGGTCACCAGCACTTCCATCTACCCTCCCTGTGACGTTCTTACCGAGTTCGCCCCGCGCGTCTTCAAGCGAAACTACGCGGGGGTCACCTATCACGGCGACATCCTGCTGGACAAAAAATGGATGGGCGGGTTCATCGCCGCGATACACTACGGGAAACTGGAAAGCGGGGAACGCTTCCTTGAGGTGGGGGAACTGCCTTATGAGGTGTGGCTACGCACAAGCCCCAAGTCCCAAGCCGAAGTGATGAAGCTCCTCATTTGGAAGCGCGTGTGGCTGGGCGAACCGCGCAACAAACCACCACCGCTAACCGCAACCAACTAACGTCTGGGTATCGTACACATAGGGGGCGAGAACCTTTTACCCTCGCCCCCAATCATTAAAAAGTAATTAAGATAAAGAGATGAAGTATTTAGCTGAAACACTACACGAAATAAATAAAGAGAAGCGCAAAGATTGCGCTAAATATCCCGCTTGCCCTAAATGTGGCAATGCTATGGTGTGGACTTTCGCTTTTAGGGGTTGTGAGTGGGCTTGTTTGCCTTGTGATATAGCAAAGCCGATGTTTTTTGATTGTAAAGAGGTGTGGCGGAACATAAAAGCAATGGATGCTAAAAAACGAAAGTGGCAAGAGGAACTATCTATTATTTCTCGAAGATTTGGTGGAGGCAAATGTGTTGTTGAGGGTTGCGAGAATGGTAGTTGCGATTGGTGTAAAAGAGCCGCCGATAAAAATTGTCAATTTAAGTTTTGGAAAAGCAACCAATTAAGATAAAGAGATGAAAAGTAAGGAAAATAAAATATGGATAGCCAGTAACGAAGCCCCTGCTCTTAATACCGGAGAATTGGGTTTTGTTTTTAATCGGGTTTGGGCAATGCCGGATAAGTGGACATTTAAGATACACCCTATTAAAAATCTATTAACAAAATATGGGGCTGGAAAAGACGGAAAATGGGCAGACCCCTTTTGTGGGATATTAAGTCCTGCAAATGTTACGAATGATATTAACCCCGAAATAAGAGCAACATATAACACAGACGCACTGAACTTTCTAAAAAATCTTGAAGATAATTATTTTACAGGAATTTTGTATGACCCCCCATATTCGATTACACAAGCAAGGGCTTATGGGAGAAAAGAGTTTGCCTCTATGAAGTATTGGGCAGATTGTAAAAACGAAATCGCAAGAGCGATAAAACCCGGTGGATATGCGATTTGTTTTGGCTGGAATAGTAATGGAATGGGAAAGAACAGGGGATTTTTCTTAAAGGAAATTCTACTTATAGCTCACGGAGGTTCAAAAAACGATACAATTTGCACAGTAGAAGAAAAGGTCATTAGAAAGTAATTAAGATAAAGAGATGAAATTAAAACCATGAGAAAAGAAAATTACAATCTCTTGCTCCCCCGCTATTTAAGGAGTAGAATAAAAGTATGAAGCTACCTAAAAAACTTCGGCTACTGGGATACGATTGGAAAGTGATATGCACGAAAGACGACAGCAAAGATGCGAGTGGAAACTTCTCTTGGAAGAAGAAGAAGATAACAATAAACGATAAATATGGAGAGGCGCAGGCTATTCTGTTGCATGAAATCGTAGAAGCAGTTATGGTGAAGAACTTGGCTCGGTATTATGGCAACGAGGGAAACTCCGAGTTTCGGTTCATTTTCAACCACACAGAGTTTACAAAAATTGTGAACGATATTTTTGTGGCGTTGGCGGATAATGATTTATTAAAACTTTAAATAAAAGAGACAGAAACTTGATCCCCCGCTATTTAAGGAATAGGATAAAGATATGAAAAAAATTCTTATTGGGCAAATCAGGTTTTTGCAACTGCCGTCTAGGGGATCAAGTAAGAGAATTACTAATCATAGCCCTAGCGTAGACGGCGGTTGAACATTTCCGTTCCTGCCCCCGTACCATTGAAACCGGGCGGGGGCGGGGCGGGCTACAAAACTATGATAATTCGAACATGGATCCACCTGGCGCTGATACTTCTCGCTATCGGTTTAATTATCATGTGGATACTTTCTGACCTTGAAGAGATGGGGATACTGTAATTTATAAGTAAAATGTGCTATAATTAAGATTATGCCAAAACACCTTCCTGACGGCAGACCGACAAAACTCACCCAAAGGTTCAAGGAAGTGCTTGGAAGTATTTTGAAAGATGGCACAAAAGCCTTGCTCACCGATGAGACGCTTCTCTTTCTCGTAAATCAGGAGTTGTCAAAGGAGGAGCAAGTGAGCAACGGAACGTTTGAACGATGGAAGTCTGCTGGCACAAAAGACAGCAGAGGTCAAGAGTTTCGAGTACTTATAAAAAAGGCGTTGACCCTCGAACAGACAAATCTTCTCAATGAAATCCGTAAAGGAAAGAATAACTGGCAGAGTAGGGCGTGGATACTTGAGCGCAAGTTTGACGAATGGAACTTGAGGCACAAGAGCGAGATGAAGGCCGGGGTGATACTTACTCCCTCGCCCGAACGGCAGGAAGCAATCAATAAACTTTTGGAAAAGGAATAGACATGACAAAAAAGTTTGTGACTATGGTTGTTGCCGAGAAACCGGATGCTTTTGATATTGTAGCCCGTACGAACGTGAGGGTGGCGGCGGGGGAGATTGAGATTGTCAAAACCTCTGAGGAAATCAAAAACCCATTTAAACAGAGGTTGCTTAAGGGGGGCGTGAATGGCTATCTTGATTGGGTCGAACGCCAATTAAAAGGACTAGATGAATAAGGAAGAGTACGATAAGAGATATTTTCAGATTATAAAAGAACGGGGGTTCATCGTTCCGGTGCTTGGCGTATTCTCGGAGCTGGTTCCCAACGAGTCGCACATTGAGGAGCAGAAAGTAGAGAGTCCCAATGGATTTCTTACGAAGTTTATCGGGTGCGACTATCGGTACAAGGTAAACACGAATAGGGAGTTGCACTTTGACGCAACGGCGCTGAAGGGGGCGTATATGGAGTCGCTCAAGTTTGTTCTCAAGCATAAAATCCTTATCCCGTTTCTCTATCTCTGGCGGTGGGATGTTATCAAATGGGCGTACTGGCTGTATCACAAGAGAATGGAGAACACCACGCCTTTAATAACCCACTTCAGCCCGATGTGCAGGGAGCTGATACGCGCGGGCAAGAAGCTGGCGGAAAGGATACCTCTTGTCGGGACTCGTGTTATTATGCAAAGGCGATTCTGGGTAGAGAGTTTAATAACGGCGTTCGTTGCCTTTATCCAATCCAGCTCGACCTATTACGTTCACGCGCAGGATATGCTCTGCAATCTTCACGGGGGCGATGCGAGGAAGGAATGGGTGAGGGTGTTGGAGCTGGGGCTTACACGGTCCCACAGCGCAAAGGATAGGATTGAAAGCATTGTTAAAGCGGTTCGGCTTGCGATGATGTTTCCGGCGATCCGAAGAATTGCGCAGGATTTTCTCGATGAACTTGATATGAGCCAATTCAACTACGACGAGGAGGATTTATACTTTGCCTATCGGAAAGAACACTACGATACCGGCGGACTTCCCTACAATGAGCGCAGGGAATATGTACAAAGGGCGGATAAAGAACATAACCACTGTATTCTTTATGAAATGCTTTAATTGTAACGGGGCGGAGTTCCGGGAAGTTCCCTCTACCAGCATGGGGTCGTTGCTTGAATGCGTGAAGTGCGGGTTGAGGACGGCTTATGGGGCTTCCGGCCAAGACGTGTCGGGACACCCGAAGCCAATCTCAATGACTGAAGCGCTCAAAGAGGCGAAAGAAGTGGCGCAGACGAAAGCGGAAAAAGAGGCGGAAAAAGCGAAGGAAGATGCAAAAGGAGATTAAGGACATTCTTGCGAGCGGTTCTCCCTCTGAGAAGCGCGGGGTATTTGCGTTCGACCTGCGGACGCGCGTTGACGTTATTCTTAAGAAGTTCCGTGTCTGGTCAAAATACTTCTTCCCCGAGTATTTCTTGGATGAGTTGGGTGGAGTGGTTGAGGACGCGCCGTTTCACACAACGATGCTGCAGGGGTACTTAATGGCGTATCTGGGGCGGGAAGACCACTTCCTCAACGTCTCGGGGAGAGGACTGTCAAAAACCTCTCTTGTGAAACTCTTTATGGCGTTCTGCGTCGCCAACGACACGACTCACTTCAGGAAGTTCTTTAAGATACTGTCGAAAGAGGCCGACAACGCCCGGCAGATTACAACCGATGTGTACAATATGCTGATTGCGGTACGACCCCTGTATCCCGAAATCTTTGCCAAGACAGAAGCGAAGCGCGAGGAGAGAATGGAAAGCTTCACGACGGCTACCGGGATAAAGATGGCCGCCGATACCGTTGGGACTGGACAGCGAGGGGACATTCAGGAATATGCGCGACCCGACTTCATCTGCGTTGACGACTTCGAGGACAGGAACTCGATTATGTCCGCCGTCATTACAAAAAGGATTTGGAACAACTTGCAGGAGGCGAAGACGGGACTTTCAAAAGAGGGCGCGATTGTATATTTGTGCAACTATATTTCCGAAAGGGGAAACGTGTATAAACTTATAAAACTTTGCACGCATAAATTGATTGTGCCGATTGCGATAAAGGGGAAAGACGGCAAATGGATTTCAACGTGGAACAGGTTTACGCCGGATGATGTTGAGAGATTGGAGAAGGAGGAGGACTTTGAGGGCGAGTACCTTTGCAATCCTTCCGCCTCGGCTGATGTGTTCTTTGACAGGGACAGCTTGGAGAAACAAGTTGCGCGTAATCCCATTGACATGATTGCGGGGCTGAAAATCTTTCACAAATATAATCCGATGCACCGGATAGGATCGGGTCACGATGTCGGCGGCGGTGTGGGGCTAGACCACTCAACGTCCGTGTTCATAGATTTTGACGTGCTTCCCGCGCAGGTTGTTGCGACGTATAAGAGCAATGAAATTCGTCCCGATGCGTTTGGATATGAGATAGCCCGACAATGCAAAATCTTCGGTGAGAATTATTGTGCGCCTGAAAGAAATTACGGAAGCACGTTGGATATTCTCAAGACCGTCTATCCAATACAGAAGATTCATCTGATGGTGAGAGACAACCAATCCACGAAACTGAACGAGCCGAAAGATTACGGGTGGGACACGAACGCTGTCACGAAGCCGAAGATGCTCATAGACCTTGCGCGCGCGGTTGAGAATGGAATCATTGACCTAAACGATCAAGACCTGATTGACGAGGCGCTGACCTATACAAGAGACGACTTTATGGAAAAGAGCATTGACCCTCGCCTGACTACGCGCCACTTTGATTTATTGACCGCTTGCGCAATAGCGTTTCAGATGAAGGATTTTGTGCCGAAGCCTGTGGTGAAAAGGGAACAGGAATACTGGATGCCCGACAATCCGGTGTTGAAAGTAATAGACGCATCGGGGCGAGGAAAAAAGAGTGAGAACGTGAACCCTGCCGCGTGATGTGTGTAAAACTCTTTATTTTTCCGTAAAAGTGTGCTATACTTAACGTATGTTCAAGATAAAGCTCACCCATGGTGAGGCGGTTTACGGTGGTAAGGGAAAGACGGTAGAGGAAGCATTGGCAGAGTTGAAGTTCGATTACTTTACGATAAAGACGAAATGCCTTCTTGCAATATCGGACGGAAACGCCGAAAAGGTTATTACTCTCTATCCCCACCAAGTAAAGCGCATTGCGAGAAATAAATTATTCCGTGAGATTTTGGCCGGTAAATTATTAACATTATTGGGCAAAAAATAATATGCAATTAGACGAACTCCTTGTGCCGCGCAGCAATTTTAACGACGTATTGGACGAGTACGAGCGCAAAAAGCTTGAGAGTGTTGCCAGTGATGACGTTGTAATGAACGCCCTGAAGAAGATTTTGCTCTATACGATTTACTCCGCCGGTTCGTTGCATAAAGGGAAAAAGCCCTATAACCCTACGGAGAATGTTCTACTCTCGTTCGGTGCCAATATGAACCTGACACACGAAGAGAAGGGACGCATCGCGGAATCGATGGTCACGGGAGTCACGATTGTCGAGCAGGGATTCAGGGCGCTGGAGATGTTCAAGAAACTTCCCGATTCCCCCAAACAAGAAGCAAATCCACAAAAGTAAAGGTCGTGAGAAGATTGAGAGATACACTATGACTGAACCAATTAAAGTGGTTGACAAGTATCAGCCGTGGAAGGTGGGGCTGATTATTGTGTTCGGAGTTGCGATTCTGGCGCTTGGGTACGGAATCTTCAACCAGGGCGAGCAGAAGCTCGGTGATTTTCTCGTAGGTCCGAAGATGGGTACGAACTCTACCGTTGTTGTTACTTCAACTGCCAAGTTGCTCTTTACCGTTCCGAGCGGTGCGGAGTTTTGGTCGGTATCCAACGTTGGGCCAACCGATGTGTATTTGTCGGGAACATCTACCGCGCTTGCGGCAAATTATGGCCTCTGGCTGAAAGCGTCAAGCACGCAGATATTCTCCGGCGGATCGCTTTGGAAAGGACCAGTATGGGGTATCGGGACAACGGTTACCACGACCCTATCGGTGCTGATATTCTAGTCGCAAATTGACAATCGGTAAAACCTTGTGATGGTTGGTGTCGCCTCCGGTTAACCACGGTAGGCCGAACATTTTACTCACAAGGTTTTTTGTTCGGTTAACCGGAGACGGCATCAATCACGATGCCGTCTCTTATTAATCAATAAAAATCTATGTCGCTTACAACATACAAAAGAGCGGGACTGAAAGGGAAACTGCTCGCCCAAGAGACAGAGGAGCGGAAAGGCGAAAAAGCTATATACGGTAAGTCCAAAGTCAAGGTCGAAAAAAAGAAAAGAAAGAAATAATCTATGTTAAAAAACATTATTATTGCAGTGCTGGCCGTTGCGGTCATTATTCTCGGCTTTCTGTACATCGGGAAGTCGGCCAACTTGGGCGGATTTACCGATGAGTACAACGCAAAAGTGTTCAAAAACACGGTGTCAATAGAGGGGACCTTTGGTGCGACAAGCGATGTCCGCGTGAAGAAACCTGTGACTACTGGCGCGTCAACAACTCTCACGTCTGGAGCGACTGTATCTATTACCGCTGCTCAAGTGTGTGATAATTCGTTGATTAACTTCAATCCTGCGACTCCAGCGGTGGGGACGACAACTCTCCCGACTGGCATAACGCTGGCGGCTGATTGTCTTACGACAAACGGGGATTCTGTGGAAGTATTGTTCCGAAATCTCTCTGCCGCAACGACGACCCAACTAAAAGCTGCTGACGCAAGCACAACCCTTATAGGCGAGGCGGCTACCGATGATGTGGTGGCTGCGGCTGGATGGGAGTTGTTAAAGTTTGTTCGTTTGACTGCGACGACGATGGCGGTGTATATCACCACATTTGTTGACGCTGACTGAGTAATTGGTTCTCACTTATCCTCTAAAAGTGCCCCGTTTTCAGTCATCGAAAAACTGCGACGGGTATGATTCACCTTAAAATCACTACTTTTCTCAATTATGGAACAAATTGACAAAGACCTCGGTCTTGAGAATCTTCCACCGGAAGACGACAGCGAGGTTGACTGGAAGGCAGAGGCGACGAAGTTTCATGGGATAGCCACAAGGAACCTCACGAAACTTCAGAGGGCGCAGAAGGAATTTGACGAATATAAAACTCAGAATCCTTTGAAGCCTGAGCCGGTTAAGCCCGAATCTGCCCGCACAGAAGAGAAACAGGGCTTTGACCACGGAGAGCTTGCATATTTGATTGCGAACGGTGTCAACGAACGGCACCACGAGCGATTATTCAAGCTAGCGAAAGAGATGGGAACTGAACTGAAAGACCTTCTCTCTCGGAATTGGGTTAAAAACGAGATAAAGGAACTCGACGAAAAAGCCACCACGCAGGGCGCTACGCCGGAAGGCGGAAAGCCCGCCGCGTCGAAAGACGAGGGAAGCGTGGAATACTGGCTGGCTCGCGAGGAATATCCCGAAAACAACCCCGAGCTTGCTCGAAAAGTGCATAAGGCACGCGGAGAGCAAGAAAAGAAGCAAAACAAGTTTACGAAACAACCCATCGTCTAGTGTCGCCGTGGCCATAACTCTCGTGTAAAATTATGGCCTGGGAAAGAGGAAATACGATCTTACACCCTGTAGCGTGGTCGCTTGAACTTCAAGCCGAGCTTGATGAACCGAATAAATACGAGGATATTTGTGAGGTAATCTACACAAAGGATTACACCATTACTAACCCGTACGGGACGGACCCGACGGTTCAAACAATCACTCGAAACTGCGCGTACGACAACAACCAGATTGTCATTACTACCTCGACCGTATCGGTTACTGGCGTTGCGCTTATCGCGGAAGTCATTGACCGTGCGGACTTGGCACAATCTCGGTATGTTGACCTCATGGGACGCGCGAGACGACAGGCGGTTCTTCTCAAAGAAGCCCTGGAGTCTGCTGTCTACGGAGACCACTCGGCGCGTACTACGGAGATTGGACTTGCCGACCTCACGACTCTTGAAAGTGGGGACGCAACTACGATTACCGTTTCTGGCACCAACATTGATGACATCATCCGAACCGTCTACGGGACTATCCTTGTAAAGGGTGGTGCCGGATTGCTGGAGAGGAATGGTGGATTCTTCGTGTGGCGGCCTTCGGACTTCATGTACCTGCTTGCATTCATGCAGGCGAATGGATTTGCCGTTGCTGATACCGCTTTGCGCGGACAGCAAGGGAACCCGTCGCTTGGCGGAGTGGAGTACATGGGCTTTACTCACTACACTTCAAACCTGCTTACCGCTAATCACGTTATTGCCGGTGTGAAGAAAGCGTACAAGCTCTACATTCTCCCCGATACGTACGGGCAGATCATGATTAACGACAAAGACCCCGGACAAGTGTCTGGCGTGTCCGTCGTTTCTCGTGTGGACTTCATCGAGAAGCTGTGGAACAAGGTTCTGACAGTCGTGTACGACGTGAACGTTGCATAACGTTCGCCCTATCCTTGCGGGTAGGGCAGAGGGATGCGCCCTTCTGCTCTGTCCACAAGACAGAAAGAAATGGAATACAAAGACGTGCATGAAATGGTGAAGAGCGAGACGGCGAAGTTCAGGACTTCCAAGATTTCGCTGATGGATGGGTACGACTGGGGTTTTTACGACCACGTCAGAAAGACGCTTTTGTACCTATCCTCCCGCTATACCGAGAGCAACGATGACCGCCCGTTTAAGAACATCGTGCGCCCGCTTCTCAACCTCCAGCACCGCGCCGAGGGGTTTGATGTGAAAGACATCGTTATCTATGCGGACGAGCAAAAATCCTTCTTCAAGTCCTTCCTTATAAAGAAACGGCACGAGAAGTGGGCATTGGAAAGCGACATAGACGACTTTATTGACGAAATGGTTGAGTCGTACTGCGACTATGGCGGCGCATTGCTGAAATATATCGGGAAGGAGAAGCCGGAAGTCGTGCCTCTTACCTCTATTGCGTTCTGCGACCAGACCGACCTGACGGGAGGGCCGCTTGCGATACGGCACTTCTTCTCGCCGACTAATCTTCTTAAAATGGGCAGCAAGGGGTGGGGAGGCGCAACCGCCACGATGAGCCTGAAAGAACTTATCACGCTCTCGGAGGATTATTACAAGAAACAAGGCGGCGGCGAACAAGTATCCGAAACGCCCGGCAAGCAGATTGAGGTATACGAGGTTCACGGTGACCTTCCGAAGAAGTGGCTCGACAAAGATTATCGGGAGGAAGGCACATATGAGGGTGACTATGCGTACCAGATGCACGTCGTTACTTTTTATAACAACGATAAGGGCGAGAAGAACTACCAGACGCTTTACAAGGGTAAAGAGGAAAGTCCATTCGAGGTTATCCTGAGAGACCCGATTCCGGGGCGGGCACTGGGCATGGGCGGAGTGGAAGAATTATTCCATCCTCAAATGTGGGTGAACCTCTCCGCAATCAGGATGAGGGAAATCCTGGATCATGTTGCGAAGATTATTTACAAGACAACGGACGATGAACTTGCGAAGCGGCAGAACACCAAGAATATGCCGATGGGTCAGATATTGCACCTGAAACAAGGAACGGACATCGCCCAGCTCGATAACACACCCGTCAACCTCGAAGCGTTTGAGAGTTCGATCCGTCAATGGGAGGAATCTGGGAAGATTACCGCCTCCGCGAACGAAAATATCTTGGGAGAACAGCCCCCTGCCGGTACGCCGTTCGCGCTACAGCAACTGGTGACTGCGGAGAGCCATTCGCTCCATGACTACCGGAGGGGGAAGATAGCTTCTTTCTTGGGGAGAGTATATCGGAAGTGGATTATCCCGATGCTCTCGCGTGAATTGAGAAACGAGATAAGTTTTCTCGCGGAACTAGACATGGACGAGGTTCAGGGTGTTGCCGATGCGTTGGTGGAGAATAGGAAGAACAAGTTTGTGCTGGAGCTTATCCTTCGGGGGCAGACCGTTACCCAAGAAGACGTTGATGCGCTTGAGCAGAAGGTGCGCGACGAGTTCATGAAGCGCGGCAACAAACTCTTTATTGAGACGTTTAAGGACGAATTCAAGGGCGTTCCTCTCGGCGTGAAGGTGAATATTGCAGGGAAGCAGAAGAACCTACTGTCTATGGTTGATAAACTGACGAATATCTTTAGGCAGATTATGGCTTCGGTTGATCCGCAAACGGGGGCAAGCGTCTTGGACGACCCGCGGATGGCTAAGATATTTAACCAGATACTTGAATACTCGGGTTTCAGCCCGATTGATTTCTATCGGAATCCTCAACAAAAGCAACCCCAGATTCCCGTTCAGCAAGTAAAACAGCAAGTAGCGCAACCTATCGCATGAAGCTATCGAACAACCGCCTCAAACTAAGTTCTGGCAAGATAGTGCATTTTAAGTCCGCGGCGAAAAGGGCGAGGTTTGAGAGGTTCGCGCAAGCGTATAAGCACGGATTCAGACCAACTAGGAAACTAAAATAATATGGCGACAGTGACAAATCTAAATTTGGAAGCACGGTCTCTGTGCGACGCGGATACAAACTCCTATCAGGACGCGGCGTTGCTTCGCGCCATCAATATGGCGTACGAGCGTGTTGTGGGCTGGCTTATCCAGGCTTCCGGCGACTGGCAGTTTGACGATACGAATTTTACCGACCTTCCAATCGGGCTTGCCACGATGGTGGATGGGCAATATGACTATTCGTTTGCCTCGAGACATTTGGAGATTCGGCGGGTTGCGGTGAAGCATACGGACGGAAAATTCTATTTCCTCGACCCGGTTGACGCATTGAGCATGTCAGACCCCATTGAGACGCTGTATCCAACATCGGGTATTCCAACGGAGTACGACAAGCAGGGCGGCTCTTTATTCCTTCTCCCGGCTCCGGCATCGGGAAGCGTTACGCTCGCAAGCGGGTTGAAAGTTTATTTTGCGAGAACGGCTGACATATTTACATCCACAGAAGTTTCGAGTCCAGGTACGAAAGAACCCGGCTTCGCCTCTCCGTGGCACTACATCCTCTCCTACATGGCCGCTATCCCTTACTGCATGAAGTATCACAAAGACAGAGTTGCCCTTTACAACCTTGAGATTGAGAGAATGAAGCAGGAGTTGATAGCCCATTACACGCGGCGGGAAAGGGATACGGTGCAATATATTTCAACGGGCGGCGTAAGTTTCAAATGATATGAGCTTCACAAACCAAACCAAAAACACGTCCACGTTCAAAAACCTTCTTACGCACGGGAAGGCGACCATCCTGCAGGAGATTGCGGATTTTACCTTTACGGATGTCGTGTTCGCGGACGGCACACAGCTCAAGGACGTTACGTTTTCTGAACTTGTAGACCAAGTGTGGGCCAACCAAACAAAAAATTCGGTAAATTATGTAAACCAAACAAAGAACTAATCTATGAGCATACTTCTAAAACTTGCAACTGATTTTATCGCGGGACTCCTTGTGGTCGCGGGCTTGTTCGTGCCTCAACTGGCTGACTACGGGCAGAACTTCGGCGCGACTATCGCCACCACGAGCTTGTCTAACACCATCAACGAGTTTCGCATCAACGTGAACTCTTCAACGGAAGCCATAAATACGGAACTCTTGAATGTTTCTACCACGATACACGCCTACGGAACTATCGTATCCGAGAACGTTCCTCTTGTTGTTGGAAAGGGAGGGACGGGAATTACAACCGTTGCGTCAAGCGGGCAGATGTTTATCGGGAACGGCTCGGGGTGGTCTATAGGAACCATTACGGCTTCGGGAACGAACACGCATATTTATACGGGCGCGGGGACTCTCAAGATTTCCGCTGACCCTACCGATGTATCTGATATCTATTCGTGGACGGGTCCGCACACATTCTCAAACGCCGTGATTGTAACTGGGACAACCACGCTCGCAAGCACGACAATTTCCACCACCACGATTACGAGCAAGATAACCGTACCGACACCTACTGCTTCAACCGATGCGACTACGAAAACCTATGTGGATACGGGTGATGCTACTTCCGGGTGGTGGATGCAAGCATCTTCAACCATTCCTGCGGGACCGATAGCGTCTTCATCTCTTTCGGGATTTACCGCGACTGGAATGCTCCAAATCTTTTTAGGATATGGTCTTTCAAACGGCGCTTCGCAGGCTGGGATTCAGTTTAACGGGGACACGGCTGCGAAGTATGGAAGCACAGTTGCTGGGGGAACGTCGTGTGCGCTTGCCGCCGCTGGAAGTGGTACATTCCACGTTTCGGGGATGATAAACAACAAATCAAATGTTGAAAAGGTTGGGGAGTTTCTTGTGACAAAATATAGCGGTACTTCTACCATCGCCATTACAAGCGTTGCGTGTGAATGGTCAAACACATCGGACAACATAACGTCTATCAACGTGGTGGACTTTGGTGCCGCCTCGCTCTTTGGAAGTAGTGGGGGCGGGTTTATAAAAGTATTTGGGAGAAACTGATATGGGAAAAACGTACAACGTAATAATCAATCGTTTCAATGGTGGAATGTCCGAGGACAAGAGGGTTCAGGACTTTTCCAAGTTCTCGCTGACGAAACATTCCGATGCCTTTACTTATCCTCACAAACTGGTTCCCCACGTCAAAACAGAACCCGCCTTGGGGTTTTACGACTTTGATGAAATGGATATTGCAAACTTCGTATATGCCCCCTATGGGTCTGGCACTGGATTTCAATTATATGGATATGGCAAGACGAGGGGCGCTAATGTCTATCCGAAGGTGTGGTCTTTGGATATTGACGCAGGAACTCTTGACGATACTCTTTGGGGAGAGCCAGAAAAAGGAGAAGCCAATACGGGACTTCGTGAAGAGGAGGTGTTCTTCTACTACAAGGGATTTATCTATATGTGGGCGAGTGGGAAGCTCATGAGGTACGATACCCTTTCTGGGTCGGGAGGTCAGGTCGACTTTAATAACGCATATCAAACTATCGCATTCACGACCGTTGCTCAACCCATTCATCACCCTGCGGATGACTGCGCCTACTTCTTTGCCGACAACAACGTACACCGCTTGAATGGAACAGTTTTTGATGCTGGCGGTACGACACCGGTTCTTGTTCTTCCTACGAATTTAAGAATAGTGGCGGCGTGTGCTTATGGCAACTTTCTAGCCATTGGATGCGTAACCCTTGGAATCGCAGATGCACGTTCCATTGTATATCTTTGGGATAGAGACAGTTCGCTTGTTACGGTCACTGAAAAAATAGATTTCGGGAGTGGAACGTTGCGGCATCTCGCGAATCTTAATAATAAGTTGATTGGGATTGTCAATTTCTATACCGATAGTGCATATAGCTTAAATAAAGGAAGTGTCGTTATCCGTCAGGGAAGTGGGAATTTCGCGACAACGCTGAATGTTCTAACAACCGACTCTACGGTATCTGCCAATATTAGTTTGCCGAAGTCAAGGATAGTAAAAGATAATAAGCTTTATTTTCCAATGGAACTGACGCTGAACGGCGATGCGAGGCGGGGAATATGGGTTGTTGACGAGAATGGGAAAGCGACTCTTGCCGTTGAGCAGGAGGGCGCATTATCTATTCAGGCTGTCTGTGTTACTGGGAATATATGGTGGATTGTTCATAACGGAGATGGGACTATAAGTCGTTCTGATGACGATGGGGTATATTCAACAACCCTTCCTTCGGTCTATGAAAGTTTAATTATCGGGGGTGATCCTGCAACTCAAAAAAAACTTGTCGGAGTGACGGTATCTACCGAGCCGCTTCCATCGGCGGGACAAGTAGTCCTTAAATACCGGATGAACGAGGAAACGAGTTGGACGACTATATTTACGAATGCGGTAGATAATTCCATCAAACATTCGGCTGTCAATATCGAAAGTTCGGGGGTGGCGCTTCCTACCTTCAGAGAACTCCAGTTGCGGGTGGAATCAACTGGCGGGGCGGTTATAACGGGAATAAAGGCAAGGTACGAGGATTTGGAAGACGATATTTACTGATATGGACGAGGCACAAGTAAGACAAATCATACGGGAGGAATTGAGAAACCTGTTTTTCAGCGACAGGGTGTTGTTCGAGAAGCACCTTCAAATTATGGACGGAAGAAATGTGCAGGTTGGGAAGACCACCGGAACCAAGATAGGCACGGAATCAACGCAGAAGCTCGGATTCTATGGGGTGACACCGGTAGACAAGCCCGATACCATCTCTGACCCGTCTGGCGGCACTACGCAAGACACACAGGCGCGAACGGCGATAAATGCGCTTATAGACAGGTTGCAGGAATTAGGACTACTTACATAACCTATGGACGACGAAAAGAAAAAAGACATATCGGAATTGACGCAGGAGGCGCTTACGGCGGCGAACTCCCCGCTTTCTTTGGACAATCTCTCGCCCACAAGAGGGGTAGCTTTCAATTCGCCCCAGCCGTCTCCTGTTCCGTCGGTAACGATACTCGATTCCTCCACTCCCGAACTGAAACCGACCGCTTCTGATCTAAAGATAAGTGATCTGATAGACCAAATAAGCAAACTCAACGAATCGACGGTAGGGGAGTCGGCTTTCAAGGCTGAACAGGAAACTGCGGCTGGGATTCCCGAGTTGAAAAAGACACAGGCCGACCTCTCGGCACGGCTTAAACTTTTGCAAAACGAGGCGCTGGCGATTCCCCTCCAACTTCAGCAGGAGTTCGCGGGAAGGGGTGCTACGGCTGGAGGGGTAAAACCCTTTGAGGATGCCGCACTCCGCAGAAACGCGATACAAGCCCTTTCCGTGTCGGCTTTCCTAGAGGCATCCAAAGGAAACCTAACCCTTGCAAATGATTTGGTAGAGCAGGCAGTTGCGGCAGAGTACGAACCTCGCAAGGAGAAACTTAGAGTGGAGACAGCGAACCTTGAGCTGTTTCTGAAAGACCCCCTTCGTACTCTAGATGAAAAGAATCGGGCGCAGGCACAACTGGATGCAAAGGCGAAGAAGGACGAGAAGATAAAGCAAGAAGAAGCCGAACAGAAAAACATCTATAATCTTGCGATGAAAGCCGCCGAGAACGGGGCGGACGCGGTGACACTTCAGAGGATTCAGAGTTCTACGACGACAACGGATGCGATAATCAATGCGGGTACGTTCCTGCGGGGCAAACCAAGCACCTCGATTATCGAAGCGGGGGGGAGGAAACTGCTTATCAATGCGGAAACCGGAGAAACGATTAAGGATTTGGGCGGCGTATCCATCAAAGGCGCGGGCAGTCCTGTTTATCAGTCGGAATTTGACTCTGCGGTTGCGTATGTAGAAACGTATGGAGGACAATATAGCGATAACGAATTGCGGCTAGCGTTAAAACGAGATGCGACAAAATTGACTGATGCCGATATTGATGACATTATAGCGGGTCGCCCAAAGACGATTAAAATAAGCCAGATAAAGTCTGCGCTGATGCAAGACCCCAAGACGGTCAGGGAATACTTGCTGAAAAAATACACGACGGACGAGCTTAAAAAGAAAGCCAAGGCCGCTGGGTATACCGCTGGTGGATTTTTGGGCTTTGGTGTCGGGCAGGCGGGCATAGATCAATTCTTGGCGTCGGATAAGGCAATCAATTTGATTAATGAGGCAGTCAATTTGGCCGTTGAAGACTACAAGAAATCTTACGAGCTTGCTGGTTATAAGATAATTGAATAAACCATGCCCCTGCCAAGATTCTCGCAATTTACGAGGGGAGCGAGCGTTGCAAAAAGGAATCTTCCATCCCTGTCCTCGCTATCCCTCAGTCAGCCGCTTATCGGGACAAGCGCATCCACTCCAGTTACGATTGCTCCAGGTCCAACGGTGGTTGAGCGCCTTGCGAAGTTTCAATCTACTATCGGAGCAACCGGTGAGACTATCCCCTTGAGGATTCAAGGAATTGCGGAAAAGACCTTTGGGGGATTGACCCGTTACATCACAAGATTCCCTAGTACGGTTGTAAGAACCGCTCTCCAACTTGATCCGGAAGAGAAGACTTTTGTGGGCGGATTTCTGGCGGATATTGGCAAGAACATAGAATCTATCAACCAGAAACCAAGCAAGACATTCACCGAGATAGGTGAAGAGTTTAAGCAATCGCTCCCGAAGGTTGGATTTTTCAAGGATATGGACCCGACGGCGGCGGGGATAGCCCTGACCGTCATTGACGGCTGGATTGCCGCAGACCTCGTTAAACTCTCAAAGGACTCTCTTTTGCTTGGTGCGCGACAGATTGCCCAAAAGCTTCCAAGAGAATTTTTGTACCAACTGGAGAAATCAAACCTGCCAGCGAAAGACGTTCTCGCGGCGCTTCGCGGCACGGGCAGTTCGCCGGAAGCGCAGAGATTTGTTGCAAGCCTCAATGTTGAAGACGTGCGGCTTACCAAAGAATTATTTACGAGCGCCCGTACCGCAGAACGGCTGGGGGTTGGTATTCAAACCGAAAAAGCAGTCGGGAGAACTGCGATAGGGAAGTTTGCCGGGGTTGAGGAAGCTCCGTCATTCAAAGATTTTACCCGTATGGCTCCCGAGCAACAGCTTCCCGGAATGGCGAATATCGGAAAACCCCAACCGAAGTTTGGGCTTTCTATACAACCGGTAAGGCGCGTTGGCGGGTTGCCAGAAATCCCCAAGAAGTCTGTCTTTCTTGGGAAGGAAGCATATGAGGAGGGACGCGGATTGGCAAAAATATCTCCCCAAAGAGAGACCGAACTAAAAGCGATTGGAGAAAGGGTGAAAAATGCCATCCCCAAAGAACTTGAACCCCTCGCCCAAGAAGCAAGGAAGTATAAGAGTGCGGAGGAGTTTGTGAAACAATTTGAATATCACGGAGGGGCGGCAAAATTAGAGGGTAGAAAATTATCAATTAAGTTTGATAAAAGTGGTGGGATTTTTACTACCCCAAACGAAACAACGGCAGAAACTTGGCGGGCATTAAGAAGTGGAAAAACTTATCAAGTATATCTTGGGGATAGAAAGTTGATTGATTTGACCGAACTAAAAACTGTTGAAAAAATTAAAGGACTTATCGGAACAAAATATACAGTTGATGGCGAAACAGTAGTCTTTACCAAAAATGATTACGATTTTCTATTTCCAGACGGCAAGGCAGATTGGGCAACATTTTCAAATTATATTCCGATGTTTGAAAAAATGGGATATGAGGGGGCAAGAATCAGGGAGGGTTTTAATATAAATACTGCTCTGTGGAAAGATATTGAACCCCTAAAAGGTATAATGACCAAATCCCAACTCACTGACTTCTTTACCCAAGCCACTAAAGGAATAAAAGAAATAGACATTACAGCTTCCATCTCCCAAGCCAAAGCCTCTGGTCAGTCTTTTGATGAGATAGCTATAGAGATGTATAAAAAGGGGTTCAGTGGGAAAGAGATTGGAAAGGAATTACGGGTCGGATTAAAAGCTGAAATTAAGGCAACTAAGAAAGAAATAAAGAATGCCGAAATTGCCGCCGATAAAGCCGCAAAACTTGAAATTAAACAGCAAAAGATTAGGCAAGAGGCAATAGAGAATATCCAACGGCACACGAGGGGAAACACCGACAATTCTATCGCCCAACTAAAGGCGAGAAATCTGTCAGAAGAAGATATAGCCAATATAGTTTTAGAGGACGGCACTAAACTTGTTGATACCGTGAAAGTGAAGAGAACGGCAGACGGCACTTTGTCGGCTGTTATCAAGAAATCCGAAATAGAAAACATCGCCAAGAATTATACCGATGAACTTCCGAAGCAGAAATGGGAAAAGCGGTCTATGTTGGTTGAGGGCGTAGAAGTTCCGATTAAGGCGGCGAGATCCATAGAACTGCCTTATGTATATTTTGAGCGCAAGGGGCTTAGCCAGATTTACGATCCGATTATCCAGTCGGGCAGAGATGCTGAAACGATGAAGAGTTTATTTCTCAAGAGGTTCAAAGATGCAGGACTTTTCAAGGAGGGTGGATGGTTTACGGCTGATAGATTTAACCTTCCAAAATCAGAGGCAGAAGGAGTGGCCAATTATTATCTCGGCAGGCAGGGAAGGAGAGATCCTGTTGCATTGGGCGAATTAAGCGAAAAGAGCAGAAAGTTCGTTGAGATTTTTGACGGCATAATCAAAGAAACAGAAGACAGGTTTTTTGAGGTAGCCAAGAAAATGGGAAAAACGCCCAGTAGGGTCGCTGATTACGCTCCCATAATGACCTCAAAGGACATAAAATTAGTCGATCAAGGCGGAGCAATGGACTGGTTGTTCAGAAATCACCCGGCGTTCTTCTCGTTGAAAGAGAGGGTTAAAATAGTCCCGATAGAGTTATATGAGCTTGATTACAGGGAAGTGGCGGCGAGATGGCTTGACGGCATTACCCAATTCTTAAATTACGGCGAAACCGCGAATAGATTAAAATATCTTATAAACAGCGACCAGTTTAAGGGAATGGTCAAAGAAAATGACTGGCAATTCATTTCCAATTGGCTTAGGGAAGTCACTACTCCCGAATTGCCGACATCGGTCGGCGGACAAGCAGCAAACTCTCTATCCCGCCTATTAAGGAAGGGCGTGGCTATGGGTTCTCTCGGCTTAAACTACGCATCGGTGGCGAAGCAGGCGCTTACCCAAATACCGATACTTGTTATTGAAAAAGCCCTACCGAAATTAAAGAGCCAATACGCAAAAGCATTTGGGGTAGATGTTTCACAACTACCAAGCATTACCAAGAGGCGCGGGGACATAGCCATTCAAGATTTGCAGGGAAAGATCGGCAGGGTATTTACGGGAGCTTTGACGCAGTTTGACAAGAAGAACGCCCAACTTTCGTTGAACGCCTTGCTTGATAAGGAGTATGGAAAGTTTCTTAAAGGGGGCGCGGAGATAACGCCAGAGATACAAAAAGTTATAGAGAAGCGGGCACAGGATGCCATTGATATGTGGTATGGCGGATTCTTCAAGGGACAAAGACCGGAAGCGTTTAGGAAGGAGCTTGGAAACTTTATCCTGATGTTCTTGTACCCCCTGACCTCTCAATTAAACGGGTTTTTCAGACATATTCTTATTGCACAGGGATGGAGCAAGGCAAGGGCGGCGGCCGAAGTATTGGCGGCGGCTGTTGCAATAGCTTATGCGGAACAGGTCATAGAAAACCTGTCTCCGCAGTGGAGCGATGAAGTCGGGATGACAAAAGACACATTGGTATCTTTGTCGGGAAATATACCCTTGTTGTCACAGATAGTATGGGCGGTGGCGACAGAGCAGGATTTGCAGATTTCGCCGGTTATTGGAAACATAAACAATATAGTAAGAAATATCGGCAAGGGTGAGGGCGAAAAAGTCGCATGGGGAATTGCCGAAACGTTTGGAACCCCAAAACAAATCAGAAGAATAAAGGAAGGCCTTGAGATTATGGAAGAAGGCGGAATTACCGATAACGAAGGGAAAATGCTTGCCCCGGTTCAAGATGCTGTGGAATTGACCCGTTCGTTTTTAAGGGGCAAATACGGCTCAATCGCTTCACAGGACTGGTTAAGGAATATCGGCGAGAAATCGGAAGACCGCAGATGGTTCGTCCCGCAGGTTGAATTCTTGCAGAATGGGGATTATGAAAGGAAAGCGGAATTGTATCTGCAGTTTAGCCCAGACGAGCAAGAGGAATTAAGAGATTTTTTGAGTGAAAATCAGCAAAAGAAATTGGATAGCGCATTGAGGGGTGGATTGCCAGCGCTGAGGAATCTTCCACAGTTGCCGGGATTGCACGTGTTGCCAAGCAACGAATTGCCAACTCTTCCGTCCACTAAATTACCGGCACTGCCCGGACTGCCGAAACTATAGAAAAATCGCTTATTTTGTGCTATAATTATCTCTTATGGCTGACGCAAAGTTTGAAAAACTCCAACAGATATTGAACCTCTTGAACGAAGGGCTGACTAAGGCTGATTTCTTAAAAGCCTTTGAGGGCATCTTGAATTACGTCAAGAAAATCCACGAACGCAACGACCTTGAACTTCAGCGATTGCGTGAAACTTACGACGGGCTTTCGGGTGACCTCAAGAAAGAGTTTGCTTCTGCTATAAAAAAGATTGAGGCGAGAATGGACAACGAAAGTATAACGTTGCGGGCACTTTCCGAGGCGGTGGTTGAGAAGATGAACTCTATGCGCGACGGAAAGGATGGGGTGTCTATCCAGGGTCCTGCCGGTAGAGATGGGAAAGACGGGAAGGATGCCGATGAAGAAAAGATTGCAAAGAATGCCGCTCGTGAAATTCTTAACTCTGGCGAGGAAATCCGCAAGTCGCTCGAGCGATTAGAGAGCGATGATCGCTTGGACAAGTCGGCCATCAAGGGACTCGATGAGTGGATGCGGTCTATTGCCGGTGGCAGGAGGTTTGCTATACTTGGCGGGGGGAGAAACGCGGTTGAATATACCGACCTTTCTTCTCTCTTGGATGGCGTTACAAAAACATTTAGCGTCCCCAAGAGACGCTTTGTCGCCCTCATATATTCAAGTTCCCCATTTATTTACCGCCCTACCGTTGATTATACGGGGGACGGGACTGGAACGCTTGCGTTGACGAGCGAGGTCAGCGCCCCCGAGACAGGTCAGTCGCTTATCTTATTCCATTCACGGCTATGAATAAATTATTAACGCTGGTTTTTGTCGGGCTGTTTCTGGTAGTGCCGTTCGTGTTTGCCGCACCGACAAGCACCACAGTACAAAATCTTTATATCACGGCGCTGAAGTCGGCTGGTAATCCGTGCTTGGTTATCGGAGCAACGGGGCTTATTGCGACATCAACCTGCGGCACCGGAGGAGTCGGTGGCACTACAACCACGATTGCCGGACTCCAGCCCGCGACAGATATCTTTTTACTCTCTATGGGAGACGGATTGACGATTGCCACTTCCGCTCCGGGGACGATTACGCTTACAAATAATGGCGTTCTTTCTCTCGTGGCGGGAGGCGGGGTGACGGTGAATAACGCAACGGGGACGGTTACGCTTGGAACTTCAGGGCTTCAGGGAACAATTTCGTTTCCTCTCTCCTACGCCTCAACCACTCATATTTCATTCCCTATCCCCTACGCTTCTACGACGGGAATACAAGATACATTGTCATTTCCGTTGGCATACGGTTCAACTACACATATCTCGTTTCCAATTCCTTACGCTTCTACAACTGGTGTTCAAAACACTCTCTCGTGGCCGTTGCCGTCTGGTTCTACTACGGAAGCTGACCCGATATATTCCGCGAACTCGTATGCGGTTGGGATGGACCAAGGCGTTGCCACCTCCGACTCTCCGTCGTTTGCGACAAGCCTTACGGTGAGCGGAGCATCCCCATCCATTATTAGTGGTAATGGTGGCGAGAACTCCTTTGGGGGCTCATCTGCCATTTTCTACAACGTTGCGGGCGTGGCAATCCAGTTTGCGGATGATGCGGTGGGTACCAATCCATTCGGATACTTGCGGGGCGATACGGAGAACGGCGTTGCCCTTACCGGCGGAGACAATGACGTTTTGAGTATCTGGGTTGCTTCTACGTCGGGAGTTGTATCGTTGAGCAAGGACAACGGGATAACGAATGCGATTTTGGACATCAGTAATATAAACGAGAGCAGGACATTTTCGTTCCCCGACAATACTGGATACTTGATTGCCGTTACCGGAACCGCTACTGGAACTGACAATCAAATCGTCAAGATGGCCGGAGGTGTTCCAGTGTGGGGAACCGATGACAATACGGGGGGTGGAGGAGCGACAACAACCATCAACACAGTAGACGGCCCAACATTTCTCTTCAAGACAGGCGCAAATGACACAAACATCGGACTTGCCCTTGCATCATCTTCCAATCTTTTCACATGGACACCGAGTTGGATAGGTACGCTTGCTGATGCTCGGATAACCTCCGCCGCGAACTGGAACTCGAAAGCGACTTCCTCCATAACGATTTCTGCGGGGTTGGGTCTTTCTGGCGGTGGCGACCTTACGGCGAACCGGACGCTCACGCTGAATATGGCGGGTATCACCTGCGGCGGGACGGACAAGGTATCTTCAATCTCCGCGACGGGGACGGCTATTTGTACAACAGACCAGACGGGTGGCGGTTCAGGCGGCGGACTGACTTCTTCGACTCCATTCTCGATCGGATATGTTCCATACGCGACGACCGTGAACTCTCTTACGAACTCCGCGATATTTCAATCGAACGGCTCGGTCGGCATCGGAACGACGACGCCGGTTCTCAAACTTGGTATTGAGGGGGGTATCTATGCGAACGAGGCATGGGGAAGTGGGGCTTCATTACCTACTGACCTATATAGTTCTGGCGATAGAGCGATTATGTTCTGGTATCCAAAGTTAGCGGCATTTGGGGCATTCGAAAGAGACACCGGTTCACAACTTGAATCTTCTATTGGAGGAGCATCGGCTCTCTTTGGTTATAACAATACTGCAAGTGGATATGCTTCATTTGTCGGGGGCTATAACAACAAAGTGATTGGGGACTATACTGTTTCATTCGGAAGTGAAAATACGGTAGACGGTGATTATAATTCTATTTTTGGCTATAATAATGTGACAACTGGGACTGCTAGATTCGCCTCTATACTAGGCAACAGGAATAGAGTTGGCGGTGGAGGTTCAACAAATGCGGAAGAAGGATTTGCTATTGGATTCAATAATGTCGTTGAAGGAAACAATGCTGGTGCGTTGGGAGAGGGTAACCAGGTACTCGTTGACCCATTCAGTCAATCCCCACAAGATTCGATTGCTATTGGTGATAGTAATGTTATTAGTACAGTAGAGGGAATTGCGATTGGTGCTGGAAACAAGGTAAGTGATGATGTCTATGGTATTGGAAGTGGTGTTGCAATAGGGAATACGAATATATCGAGCGGTACTCAGGCGATGTCTTATGGAAAGTGGGTCAGCACGGTAGCAAAAAATGCACTGACATTTGGGATCGGTGTCAATGCGAGCAAATCACTTTTAAACACTACAAATAATAGTATTTACTTTGGTTCAAGTTCTACCGTTCCAACATTGGTTATTACGGGTAATATAACTAATAGTTTAACTGGTACTGGGAATGTCGGCATCGCCACCACCAACCCCTCCTCAACTCTCCATGTCCTGGGTAACGCCATCGTCAGCGGCATCACTACTACCACCAATCTCTCCATTGGCGCTCTCTCCGGAATTCTCAAAGGAACCGGAGGAGTGGTCTCAACCGCAACCCAAGGCACTGACTACGGCATCATCAACCAGTTGGGAGGTGTCTCTACCTCAACGATTGCTCTGGTTGCCGGAACCAACATCTCCATCGCTACCACCTCAAACTCCATCACCATCAATTCAACCGGAGGTGGCAGCTTCACCACTACAACCATCAATGGCCTCTCCACTACTGCGTACATATTCAATTCAAGCTCAACTCCGCTTGTCATTGCTACTTCTGCGCCCGGAACAGTCCAGTGGGGCGTTGCTGGTGGATATGAGATACCGACTACTGCTTCTACAAGCGCGTGGAATACTGACAATGTGGGAGCTGGCGGTACGACAACTACCATCAATGGTGTTAACGGTCCCGCGTTTGTATTCCTTCAAGGAACAAACGATACCAATATCACGCTTGCCTTAGCTTCCTCCACTAATGAGTTCACATGGACGGTTGACTGGACTGGGACTTTGGCGGATGATCGGATTGCTTCTGCGGCAACGTGGAACGGGATGACTCCCTCCTCAACGCAGGTGATTGCGGGGACAGGGATGGTGGGCGGAGGAGCGTTGACGGGGAATGTGACGCTTACAAATAACGGGGTGCTGAGTTTGACCGGCGGCGGTGGTGTGACGGTGAGCAGTGCCACCGGCACCGTGACGCTTGGCACTTCTGGGTTGCAAACCACTCTCTCATTCCCGCTTGCGTACGGTTCCACTACGCACATCTCGTTCCCTATTCCCCTTGCTTCTACCACAGGGATCCAAGGTACGATTTCATTCCCACTCGGCGTTGCTTCAACCTCGTTGACTGCTGGGCGCAGTCTTACGCTTACAACAAACGACATCGCTATTGATTCCGAAGTCTTCACGCCGATGCTTGCGGGGGTTCTCACGAATGTCTCCACGACCGATAGCGGAGTAATTAGGTGGAAGCGACCGTTAGCGTTTACCATCACGAGGATTTCCTGCGACACAAGCGTTGGCACAACAACCATCCAGCTGGATGAGCGGGCAGAAGCAACCCCGAACACCGCAGGGACAGACGTAATGACCGGCGGATTGATTTGCGATACCAACACCGAAGCCACAACCACGTTTGCTAACGCCACGATAGCCGCCAATGCTCTGTTGAACCTTGACGTGGACGGCATCAGCAATTATACGACCACAACGCTTCACATCTATGCAGAGTACACCATAGACGATTGATGAGTATGAAGAAAAGAATAGCAACAATCTTGATTTTTACGGTCGCTTCTTTGGGCATTTATTTCTTTCCGCTACAAAATGAAAGCCTAAAGGTTGCATTTGCCTCAACCGCTTCTTCAACAACCTACTCAACCGCAGGAAACTTCACGTGGACTGCGCCACTTGGGGTTAGCACTGCGACAGTAGAAGCGTGGGGGGGTGGGGGAGGTGGGGGAATCGTAAATAATAGTGGAGGTGGCGGAGGTGGGGGAGGAGCGTATGCCGCTTCTTCAAGTGTCACCTTAGGCGCGACAACTACTTTTGCAATTACTGTAGGTATTGCGGGTACGGCGGATAATGCTGTTGCGGCGACTAACTCAACCTTTGCTACCACAACTATCGTTGCGAATGCAGGACTTGGAACATCGGACATAAATCCCGCCAAGGGCGGATTCGCCGCGAGTTCGACTGCCGCGGGGGGAGTACGTTATTCGGGAGGCGATGGTGCGATAGGAAACGAAACGAGCGACAGCGGAGGCGGAGGAGGAGGAGCCGCAGGGCCCGCTGGTGTAGGACTTCCGGGAACGCATACAACCACTACGATAGGAGGATTGGGCGGTTATGGAAACAATGGAAGCGGTGGTGCAGGGGGCGCAGGTGGAGACGGAGGAAACGGAAGCGCGGGTGCCGCAAATGCTACTGGCGGTGGTGGAGGAGGAGGCGGTGACGATGGTGCTTACGGAGGCGGAGGCGGCGCACCGGGCGGAGGTGGCGGAGGTTCTGATAAGACGGGAGGAAATGTCGGCGGAGTGGGACAAGTGAAAATTTCTTATGTTATCCCTAGCCCACCTACCGTTGTTCTTAATTCTCCCGACGCTACTTCTTCGGTTGCGGACACGACCCCCACACTCAACTTTACGGGTACGGCAGAGTCCGGTCAGAAAGTGGAATATGAGGTGCAGGTGGCGACGAATATTGGCTTCACCGATGGAAGAACAGAGGATAGTGATACTAATGTAGGAGGAAATTCAAATAATCTCAAACTATATCGTGGTCAGTCTTTCACCGCATCGGTGGGAGGTAAAATTTCTCAAGCAGTATTTTATCTACTAAGTACTGATGGAACTACTGGAAATATATATGCCAAACTTTATAATCTTACTGGAACTTATGGAACAGATAGCAAGCCAACGGGTTCTGCGTTAGCGACTTCTGATGCTTATGACGCAAGTGGACTCACTGGTAGTCGTCAAGCAATAACTTTCAATTTTACTGGAGAAAACCAGTATCAATTAATTCAGGCAACTACTTATATTATTGTAGTTGATTTTAGTGGACTATCGCTCAAGAACGTCAACATAGGTGGGTTTGCTACCACTGACCATTCGGGGAATACTTCTTGTTCAGTTGATGGTTCAACTTGGACAGCCCCTGACTCCCAAGCTGATTTGATGTTTCAAGTTATAAATTCTAAAACTCCTCTCCTTGACATCCTCTCCTCCTCCACCGATGCGGGCGATTTCACCGCTGGACATCCATTTGATTCAGGTACTGCCATTAACTACACCGTGAGTAGCACGAATGCCTTAGATGTTGGAATCACATATTATTGGCGTGTGCGGGCGAAAGACCCTACGGGAACCAATACTTATGGCGACTGGAGCGAAACGAGGAGTTTTACGGTTACGTCGGGAGCTGCGGTCGCGCCCCCACAAAAAAGGTGGATAATCTTGGATTATTAAATAGTCATTATGAACGAGCAAAAAAAGCGGATGATAGCGGTGTTTATGGGCATTATTGTTCTCTTGGCGTTCGGGCTTCTCGCGTGGGACAACTCGCAAATGCACGCAAAGATAGACGAGCTTTCCAAGAAGGTCGCCCTAGAGGGAACGCTGGGGGATAGGGTTACGGCTACCGAGCAAAACATCCAAACCATCGTTCAGTTTCTCAACCGGAGTATTCAAGCGTCACAGCCGAAACCAAAATGAATGAACTCCTGAACATAGTTAATGAGTTTGACGCATTTGCGGTCATAGGGCTGGCACTTGTTGTTGTTTTGATTGTGTTGAGAAGTGGCCGCAACGTCAGAGATATAAAGGACAACCATTTAGGTGAGATTGTCTCGGCACTGAATCGCATAGAGGAAAAACTTGAGAAGATGAATGATGGTATCATTTGGATAAAGTCGAGAATGAACGGTAAGAGAAAATAACCATGATTGAACGCAACGAAGTCAAGGCGCGGGGGCTGATTATTGAGCCGATTGTCCGCGAAGGCAAGAAAAGAAATTACGTGTTCAGCGGGTTTACGAAGATTGCTGGCGAGGTTATAAACCCTACCGGCAACTGGCTCTCATACCTGCCTGTTTTTGAGAAGCAACTAATAGGAGCAGAGGACACTTGGAGTTGCACTGTGTATGGAACTCTATCTGCCCTTGAAATGATTGGGAAAAGATTGTTTGGGATTGAGACAAACTGGTCAGATAGATTTTTGGCGATTGCGGCAAAGATAAGACCGGGCATTGGTGGATCACCGCATCAGACCGCAGAGGCGTTGAGGAAAATTGGAGATGTTATCGAGGTAGAACTCCCTGCTTCTGAAGCCAAGACCGTTGCGGAGTTTTATACCCCCTCTCCCCTGCCAACCTCTCTACTTGCGAAAGCCGAACAGCAATTCTTGGATGTCTACGATTTCGAGCACGAATATGTCTTTGAACCCGACTACGCCCTCTCTGTAAAGCAAGTCCGCCTTATGGAAGCACTCCAGCGTTCGCCGTGTGGAATTTCCGTTGCGGCGTGGGGCGGAACCCGCAATGGCTTATACTACAAACCCGAAGGGGTAAGCGACAATCATTGGGTGGCGTTGGTAGGGTACGAGAAGGATAAAAAATGGATTATCTTTGACTCCGACGACCCGGAGCAGAAGCTGAAAGAACTGGAGTGGAACTATCCGTTTGAAACTGCTAAGGTGTATTACTTAAGGAAGCTGACCCCTGAAGAAGTTGAAGCCCGGCGGCGTGCAAAGCTTTCTATCGTATCAAGGATTTTGGACATCATAGGAAAAATCTTAGGCATACAGGCGTTGCTGATAAAGAGGCAAGACGGTGCAGACCAACCGCCTCTACTTCCCGAACGTCCCTTGCCTGAGCAACCGAAATATTTATGGGACACACCTGAACATACTCGGAAGTCGGTGAGGATTATCTGCGACGAGGAAGGATTGAGCGTGGCGACTAAAAATCTTATCTGTGCCGTGATACAATGCGAGAGTAACTTCAATACAAAGGCTGTTCATAAAAACGATAATGGGACGGTGGATTACGGAATTATACAGGCGAATACCAAGTGGTATATAGGAGAAGGAAAGCCCATTGCTTCCATTGACGAGGCGTTGAACAATCCTGAAAGGTGCGTGCGCGTGATAATTCAACAATCAAAAAAAGGTCGTCTTAACGATTGGGTGTGCTATCGGTCAAATAAGTATAAACAATATCTATGAGCGGATTTCTTCGATTAAATCTCGGTGATCTAAGCAAGGGCTTGGTAGTTGCGGTCTTGGTGGTGGTTCTCGGTGCAATTCAACAGGCGCTTAGTGCGCATGGGCTTGATTTTGCCACGTATGACTGGGCGGCCATTCTTGATGTTGCGTGGAAGGCGGCAGTCGCGTATCTCGGGAAAAACCTGTTGTCCAATGATGAGGGCAAGGTGTTCGGACGGATTGGATAGAAAAACCCGCCGTCCTCAAAGGATATTGCAGCGGGTCAAAAATCGTCATTTTTGGTTTAGCCTCGTGGCTTCATAGATTAAAACGATAGAATGGCGTGTTCGTTGCATTCTTAGTACACAACTTGTTCACAGATAGCATAACTCGCCTCGAAAAGTGTGCTATACTGGCATCTTGATACGCAAGATAGGGGGCAAGGGCTACTGTAGGGCAGTTCAGGGCGGTTGTATGCATTCTGGTCGGAGGTCCGTCAGGGTAGCGCAGTGAGGGCGCTGTCCCGACGGGTTGCTGAACGGTACTGTCCGCGCAACTACCCGGTATGCTTGTCTTTATAGGCAAACTGCTCTTCATAACGGTATCTCTTGGAGTAGGCGTGTATGCAATGCCCGCCAGAACGATTGTTTTGGCACCGGAGCCGAATCAGGGGATCGTTATCGGAGGAGGGAGCAATAAGGATGCGCTGGATATATGGATAGACCAGCTAGAGGTGAAGGAGCTGGACTTCAACCACGGGAGGGAGAAGTGTATTGTTGATGTGAACGGAAAGGAAAGTTGCTCCTGTTTAATGTTCCAGCGCCGGACATTTGATAGGTTCGCAAGTCAGTTCGGAATAAGCACCACCACAGAATCATACTTAGATTGTCTGACCCAAAAGAAAGTCGCGCGGGAAATGATTTTGGAAAATTATGGAAACTGGTCTCATTGGTACCACTCCGTCATTGTCCGAGGACTCGGCAAGCCCCCCATTGGCTTTGGGGATTAGGCTCTTTGGGAAGCAGAAAGAAACACAGAGATGGTCGGGCGGCGAGGCTTTAGAGTTTCCCGATTGCAAGGAATGGCAGGACCCAAAGACAGAATGGCAACGGAATAACTTTAGAGCATTTGAATCCTTTGACATCTTAATGTCGGAGATAAAAAAGGTATTCGTGATAGACTTGCTTGTAAAGGCGCGGGATGTGTACAACCTTTTTAAGGGTGGAATATCGCTCGGGCAGATAGGTCTCCGCTTCAAAATATCAAAGCAACGGGTATGGATGCTCAAGAACCTGGGGAGGAAATTGGTGGATAACTAATTTGATTATTCCGATATAGGGTGTATAATGTAGGCATGGTCAAAACGGTAAGACAATTTAATACTTTTAGTCACCAGCAGTCCGCTGTTGTTTATGGGTTCTTACCGACCCTGACCGACGACAGCGGACTTTTGGTTGCTAAGTATGTATAAAATAGAGGACATCATCAATAAGGTCCACTGCGCGGACTGCCTTGAGTTTATGAAGCAACTGCCCGACAAGTGCGTGGATTTGGTGTTGACCGACCCGCCGTATGGGATAAAAATGGATAAGGGATTCGAGGGATTCGAGGGATTCGGAGGATTCGGGACTCCTATTCCACGTAAAAGATATGAAAACGATGACTGGGATGCAGATAGACCAACCGAGGAATATTTTTCTGAGATGCTTCGTTTAGGGAAAAAAATATTTATATTCGGTGGTAACTTCTTTGCGGATATTCTTCCCCGTTCAACGCATTGGATTGTATGGGATAAGTTAAACACAATGCCGTCTTTTGGTGATTGTGAACTCATATGGACGAATGTAGATAGAAAATCAGTGAAGAAAATTACCCACTTGTATAATGGTTTGATTGGAAAAGAGGATTGGCGAGCGCACCCCACCCAAAAACCGTTAGAACTTTTGAAAAAGATAATTGTGAATTATTCA